ATGGCGATTGAAGAAGCATTCATCATGCAGCGTGCACGACAACTTTACTGGCAGGGTTACCCGCCAGCAGAGATCGCACGCCTGATGGGGATTAACCAGAACACGGTTTACTCATGGAAAAAGCGAGATGAATGGGACGCCACACCGCCGATCCAGCGCGTGACAACATCCATTGATTCCAGGCTAATTCAGCTCACTGGCAAAGACAAAAAGACCGGGGGAGATTTCAAAGAGATTGACCTGCTCACCCGCCAGTTGAAAAAGCTGGATAACGGCACAGCAGCCACTCAGCCGAAGAAAAAGATCCGCAAAAAGCAAAACTATTTTTCAGAGTCGCAGATTGCAGCTCTGCGCGAGAACATTCTCGGCTCTCTGCACTGGCACCAGAAAGGGTGGTACGACAATCACCACTGGCGTAACCGCATGATCCTGAAAAGCCGTCAGGTCGGCGCAACGTGGTACTTCGCGCGCGAAGCGCTGGTACGTGCCCTGTCTGAGGATGTGAAGTATAAGCATCAGCGTAACCAAATCTTTTTATCGGCAAGCCGCCGCCAGGCGTACCAGTTTCGTAGTTTCATTCGCTCGGCCGCTGAAGAAGTTGACGTGGAGCTTAAAGGCGGCGACATGATCCAGCTTTTCAACGGTGCCGAGCTGCATTTTCTTGGCACGTCAGCGGCTACCGCTCAGTCATACACGGGCAACCTGTATTTCGACGAATTCTTTTGGGTAGGCCAGTTTGCCAACCTGAAAAAAGTCGCGGGCGCGATGGCAACGCTAAAAGGCCTTACGCGTACCTATTTCTCCACCCCTTCAGCCGAAAGCCATGAGGCTTATCCATTCTGGACGGGTGAAGCATTTAACAAAGGTCGCAGCCATGGCAAACGTATTGAGTTTGATACGTCCTGGAAAACACTGAACAGCGGCCTGATGTGTCCGGACAAGATCTGGAGGCAGATTATCACGCTGCAGGACGCTATCGATCATGGATGGGATCTGACGGATATTGACGAAATCCGGGAAGAAAACAGCCCGGAAGAGTACGACAACCTGTACGGGTGCCAGTTCATCAAGAGCGGCGAGAGCGCCTTTGACTACAACAGGCTACTGGCATGCGGCGCTGATGCTTATGACGACTGGCACGACTGGCGACCATACGCGGCCCGCCCTATGGCTGATCGCCCCGTCTGGATTGGCTACGACCCGAACGGCGCCAGCGGCAAGGGGGACAGTGGAGCAATCTCCGTTAACGCCGTGCCGATGGTGCCCGGCGGTAAGTTCCGAACGATTGAGACACTACGCATAAGAGGAATGGAGTTCGAAGAGCAGGCTAACCTCATTATCGGCATGCTCACCCGATACAACGTACAGCACATCGGGATCGATGGCACCGGTATTGGTGAAGCGGTTTATCAGCTGGTTAAAAAGCATTTCCCGGCTGCAGTTTGTTACCAGTTCAATCCGTCCAGCAAGCGAATGCTCGTACTGAAGATGCAACAACTGATTCGTGGCGGGCGCTGGGAGTTTGATCGTGGTGAGCTTGACCTTGTTGGTGCATTTAACTCTGTTCGCAGGATCGTTACCCCTGGCGGCGTTGTCACTTACGACACGGACCGCTCTCGTGGCGTCAGTCATGGCGATCTCGCATGGGCGACGATGCTTGCCACCATTAACGAACCGCTGGGACAAGAAGGCGGCAGCAGTATGACAGTTACGGAGTATTAACCTTGAGCAAACAAAGACCCACACGCGGCAGGAAGTATGCCAGGGAGCAGGCAGATCTCGCCGCCTCACTGAAAGCGGCACCAGAGCTGAACTCATTCACATTCGATGGCCCCTGGCCGGTGAGTGGTGCCAGCGATCTGCTTGATAACATGTATTGTGCAGACAACGGGCGGTACTACGAAACCCCCATTGACTGGTATGGTCTTGCCCGTCAGTTTGGCTATGCGAGCTGGCACCAGTCGGCGCTATATTTCAAGCGCAATGTCCTTTCCGGATGCTTTATCCCGCACAAACTTCTTTCCCGTCAGGTGTTCTCCGCCTTCGCACTGGACTGGTTTGTCTTCGGAAATGGTTATCTTGAGATGCGCAAAAACCGGCTTGGTGGCTCTTTTGGCTTCCGTAACTCTCTGGCGAAATACACCCGCCGCGGTTCTGACCTGGACACTTACTGGTTTATCCAGGCCGGACTTCAGGATCACACGTTTGCACCGGGCTCGGTATGCCACGTTCTCAGCCCGGATATTCACCAGGAAATATACGGCATGCCTGAGTATTTCGCAGGTCTGCTGTCTGCAAACCTGGCCCATTCTGCTGACAAGTTCAGAAAGCTCTACTACGACAACGGTTCACATGCTGGCTGTATCGTCTACGTTAACAGCGCGATGGCCGACCAGGAGAGTCTTGATAAGCTCAAAAAGACACTGACTGATACCCGGCGCGGCGGTGCTTTTAAGAACATCCTTCTTCACGCGCCTAACGGCGGCAAAGACTCCGTGCAAATCCTGCCATTCAGCCAGATATCGGCTAAGGATGAATTTGTCGGGGTGAAGTCTTCCACCCGCGATGACATGCTGGCAGCACACCGCGTGCCACCACAATTGATGGGCGCCATTCCGGAAGGGAACGGTTCATTCGGTGATATAGAGAAAGCGGCTCGCGTGTTCGCCGTCAACGAGCTGACACCGTACATGGAAGCCATGAAGCATGTTAACGACTGGCTGGGTGAGGAAGTGATTCGCTTCAACCCTTACGCATTACTTGAATCCACGAATTGATCTCCTTGCCGCATCGCCATTTCTGGCGGTGCGGCAACACCTGCAGCACCATCATCTCCGGCCATATCGGCCACTCACGAAACACGAATAGATCACCCCACCCAGCCAGACGCAACCAGACGCCCTCTGGCGCGACTTCTCACACGCTGCCGCTTCGCTCCACCATCAATATGAGCGCCTGACAGACGGCGACTGGCGGAGGATATGACCCCCTCCCTGCCCCCCTTTGCGCGCGCTTGCTCCCCCGCCTCGCCTGCGCGCTAAACCAGCCTCTTTTTGTGCACTTTGTGCAAGCCGTCCAGGCCCTGCCAGCACTGGTGCGACATGCCAAAAAGAACATAAAAAAAAATGTGCATATTTGTGCACTATTGTGCAGCAGCAGAAGACCCGCACCTTCTGGTTTGACTTGATAAAATTCCCCTCTAAAAAATCTGTGCGCATGCGCGAGTTAATCACAATGATAGTAAAGTACGTTTCATTTATACTTTTAGGACACATTACTGTTATCAGGATTCTCGGTTCTGTTTCCTTTAACTAACTGTTCCATCTCTCTTTCTTGCCTTTCGTTGATTAATTGACATGTCTCCTCTGATAAGAAATATAGGTTACATATATGATTTGGTATCGCAACGATGTTAAATGCAGCATTTAAAATTGAATATAAATAAGGATTGTCATTTTCAAAACCATATCGATCTTTAATAGCTTCAATTTTTTCCTCAGAAATTCTCTCGATACTTACTGATAGTATTTCTTTTGATTTTTTCAAATCGAAATTTTCAAATAAATCCAAATAATACAATCCTGAACCGTTTAACTTCAAATGACCTTCTTTATCAGTAATTTTTAAACCTCTTGAATGCCTAAACGTATTAACCCTATCTCCAACCTTATATTCTATCGTGATTAATTTTTCTGTTAATAACTCTTGAGGATCATTAATACTAGTAATTTCCGCAATGTTTACATTGATACTACTCAATACATTTCGAATCCATTCATATATTAACCACTGACTATTGTTGTGAATATTCATCTCATAAGAAACCCCATCTATCGGGGGCAGCACTTCCCTTTTATTTATTAAGAGATAAGTTTCAACCCCCTTAACTTCAACTTCTAAAGAGATAGCATCTAATGGCATGATTAATTCAAAAAGTTTCTCTACAGAATGTGTTATTTCGTTACTGTATTTATCAACCAATTCAGGTTCTAATTCTGATTCTATTACGTTGCGCAATACTAAGGTATTTAATGATGAAATAATTGACTCCAGTTTTGCTACAACTTGTTGTTTATTTTTACTGTCGGAGATATCTGTTTTAGTAACCAGTTTAAATAATTTAGCAAACGAGTCTCCATTCATATACGATACAATAGAGTTTAATTCATGCGTCAATATAGAAGTAGCATTTTTGAACTGATGCACATCTCTGACGAATAAAAGATTGAATCGATTATTATTGAAAGCACTTTGTGTAAGGATAAATGCAATCATCTTATAAGTATCATTCGAAACCGATCTCCACGTAGCCTCTCCATCAGGAATTTCTCGAATTTTAGTTTCCGCATCGAACACAGAAAAATCTTGAGGAATCGAAAATAGCACATCGTAAAGTTCTTTTTTATAATATAATTCTTGCAAAAACTTAGCATTTACCCAAGACTTCAATAAAGAAACCAATTCGTTAAGCTCCTCTTTGTATTCCCCCTCCTTTTTCTCAACATGTTCTATTCGCATAATTAACAAAGTTATTACTTCAAATAAGAAGCGTAACATTTTACGCTGCATTTCATTCAGTGAGTCATATTCTGCCTCGTTACTAAGATCTAAGTATTGCAATCTATTAGTAACAAAATCAGTATCAACTTTGAATGCCGCATAATTATTATAAACTAAGTTTCGCAAAACTGTGGCTGTATATAAATCTAAAAAAACATAATTTGATTCTTCCGAACGGTACCTTACTCGGTGGTTAAACAGTCTAAAAATTCTTTTGTAAAAGTCGGAGAAATTATTCTTACTATAAATATACCTTGCAAGATCTATTAATGCCCGCATTATATTTGCTGCTTTCTCAAGATCGTTTTGATTAATAGCCTCAGAAATCATTTTTTCTAAAAATTTCGCGAGTATTGATGTCTTCACAAGATCTTTGGTATTGGATGATGTAATTGATAAATCAATATTTTTTAATGTATAGATATAGTTTTCACTTGAAGTTAATTCATTAAAAATACGCACACCAAAATCTAACGACCACTCATCACCATTCAACAGACAGTTTCTGACATTTACTACAAGAGCTTCTTCAAATTTTTTAAAATCACTATAAATATAAGGGACAGGGCTATAAACCAACCCTTTATTCAAAATAGATTCAATTTCTGAAATGTGTTCTTCATTTAAATCAGAATCAGCGGAAGTTATAATCTTAATCGAGGAATTTGAAACTGGTGATAAAAAAGACAAAGAGAAAAATAAAGTTGGATTGTGTTTAAGATTAAACTCGATAAGTTTTTTTGAAAGTTGACTAAATACTTTTGGGTTGTAACCTGAAATAGCAACATCTGTTTCTTTAGGGAAAACACTTAACGTTATGGAATCATCACTCCAGTAGAAAGCACTTTGGTCATTACTATAGAAAGCACTACTAGAAATTACATTGGAAAATTCATGAGTTAGTTTCTGACGTTGGTTGTTAACCTCGTTATATTTTTTGCCCGTGGAGCGTATAGAATCCAATAAAATCCTATTGATAACACTAGGTTCTTCTGTTATATGGTAAAGTCTGTAATACATAACTCCGTATTTAACAATAAAAAACAATGAAAAGAAAGATGAAATGAAATACCCAATCAAACCGCTACCGATGAGAAGTAAAAAAACTCCACATAAAAGGCTGCATACAGATTGAACACTAAACCCTAGAAAATTATATTCCCTTAGGAGTAGTACTTTAGACAAAGACTCGAAACCATGCTCAGACGTCTTAGAAACCTGATCAACAAACATTCCCATGAAGGTTATTGACAAAGCAGCTATAGTACCATGTATTCCCAAGAAACTGCCCCAAACACCAGTAAACCAGTTGAGATATGAATTATTATAAAAAGACGGGCTAATCAATAGATATTTATATGGTTCAATGCAATAACGCGAAAAATACATTCCCACCAAAATTGCTAAGGAAATCATCGAATAAAATCTTATAGTTTTCTTTACGTTATCATAAATAACAGCCCCTTTGGGCTTACCATTTACTTCTATTTTTATAACACTCATAACGCATCCCAGTTTGCAATAAGTAACACGCATATAACGAGGCACCATTTGCCCTATCCATTTACATTCAAGGCTTTCTTCAACCTTTCTAGTATTCTATCTCTATCTAAAATGTTCGCCATCTTTTGTTTAGTCGTGACTGTAAAGCTCGTCTCCAAACGATTGTTAATCGTCAGGCGCCCATCTTTAACCGCGAAGATGAGATTACCATAGCCAATATGCGCTCCCGCAATTAATGATTTAATCATCCCTACACTGGCATCAATCCCACGCAGTTCGAGAAGTTCTTTAACCAAAAGCTCTTTAATGGATAGCACGACCACCTCATCTCGTGGAGGTGGCTGTTTTTTACGCTTACTCCGCACATCGTCACTAAGCCGCTGCGCCAGTTCTCTCTTTTCCTGCCAAGAGAGTGCACCCAAATTCACAGTCACAGCCTCAGTTGGTATCGTCACTTCCGATTGCCCTGCCAACTCGCTGGTGGCATGCTCATCACTGTCGCCACCTAATGAAGCATCCTGCGTACAGTTATTGACAGAACTCCGAGGGGCCGCTGCGCGGCCTTCTAAGGTCAAAATCTCGACCGGCGACGGCTTACGCTTCGGCACAATCTTGTAATCGGTGGTGCGGGTGAAAATGACTGATTCACTGCCCGTGTACGGACAATAAACGCCAGTAATTTTGGCGACCGTGTCACCATAATCATTGCCGTTTTCGGTGAATTCATAGTTAAGGCGAACGCGCAGGCAATCGCGCGCGACAAACGGCCCGCCCTGAGCGTTGGTATATCCCGGCCAGTCAGGAGCATCGGCTGCGGCACGTGCCGCTTCCAGCTCCGGATGCAATACCAGCTCACGGTTACCTAACCGGCGCAACTCCCGCCAGGTGGTCACCGGCGCGCCGCCAATCTGCTGAAACTGGCGGATATTCCAGCGCGAAGCCCAGGCGCGCACGCGCTTTGCCATTTCCCTGACTGGCTGACCTGACTCAAGATCAAGCTCACCATCCATGCCGTAGCCGTCGATGTTTTTCGAGATGTATTTAGCGATATAGCCCGTCGCGGATCCAAATTGCTCATCAATCGGCGCAACGGTAAAGCGGTGCTCTGACGCGCCTTTCTCGTTACCGTCCTCTTTCAGGGCATGCTTACAGAAAATGTCTGTTGCATACTCTACTTCTTCAGGACGGAGAAAGAGCAACAGGTGCCAGTGAGGGGTTCCATCATGATGAGGCTCTGCAACGCGAAAACCAAACGTGCGAATACCTTCGCGACTCCATTTGGCCCGTACGCGCGCCCAGACTTTGCAAAGATACTTTTGCGTCTGCCGTGGGCTGGCGTGCTGATATTTATCATTTCGCCTGCCTGACTGGACGTGTGTCGAATGGTAACGCGACGGCGCTGTCAGCGTGTAGAACATACCAACCAGCCCCATTTCAGTCGCCATATCTTCAAACCCCCGCATGCGCACCATCAGCTCATGCCGCGCGATCTTCGGGTTGGAAACGCTACCCATTACCTTATCCAGCAATGCTGCGCTCCCCGGTGTCCTGGTCTTCCAGCTCCATCGCCTGGAGAAATTCGAAGTTCGCTTTTTTCTGCGCCACCCACTCCCTGAAGCAAGGATCAGAGCAATACGGTGAAGCCACTTTGCTGACGTAGCCGGTCGCGATCATAAGATGTTCACGCCAGCAGTCATGGATGCGACGAATTTTGTTGAGCCACCATTTTTCCGACTGAAGCCTGCCAACTGCTCGCAGCGCCTCTTCAGCATCCAACTCTTCATCGCAATAACGTTGCCAGCCAGGGATCGCGATATTGAGCGTTGCCGCTTTGCTCGCTATAGCTCCGTATGCGTAGAGCGATGAAAACTCCAGATCGGATGTTTGTTCATACTGAAAATCAAACTCGCGCATAAACTCGCTTTTCATCAGGTTCGCAAGCTTATACGCCAGTCTTTTCAGGCGTTTTTTGTCTGCCCATGGCAACAGGTGGAAGTCATCGCGCAGTGGGAGAAGGATCGCAGGGAGTGTACTTTGTGGAAGGTATTGCGCATTAACCGCATCAACACGGCGTAACACATGGCGCTCAAACGTACCAAACAGCCAGCGCACAACGTCTTTTGGCTTGTTGCGTTCGAGGTTTTCCAGATGCTGCGAGAAACGCTTACGGATAAACGCCGGGAGCGTTTGCACCCGGCGGCGGAGATAGTTTGCACGACCTTTACGGTTATATGCCTCTCGCGCGTAACCCTCGCGCGGGCGCATTGGGGCACGATAAACAGCATCAACCAGATCACCATAGGCGAGCGCCTTGCGTTCACCTTTTGGGGTGAGATACTCAACCGCAGAATCTTCGGCTTTGTTGTGGTTTATGGCCTGCCGTTTAGCGTTCCATACCCATGCCAAATCGGTCACTGGCACTCCTCAGAACGGCAATTCATCGACATCATTCAAATCGCCATCCATACCCACTATCGGTAATGGCACCGTATCTCCTGACTTAAATGCGCGCGCTTCCCGCTCTGTACTTGCCTGGATATCAATCCGGGTATAGTCACCGTTGATTAGCACCTCAATCTCAACCATCCAGAAGCTATGGAACTTCCATAGATCAATGACCTGGGTGATAACGCCTTCGACTTGTTTCATCAGGATTTACCCTCCTGAATCTCTTCAATTGAATCAAGCAGCAACCGACGGCGGGTACGTTCTGCAAAATGGCGTTTCCCCGTGTCTTTCCGGTAACACTCAGTTTTGCCGACTACCCACATGGATTCCGTCTGGTGCAACTTCTTGCGCTGCGGGCCATCTTTGGTGATAACGATCCCGGTATGAGTTTTTTTGATGGTCATCAACATGGCTCTCCGTTATCGAATCCTGCAGCCGGGTCAAATCCGATCCAGGTCGGCGGTGGCAACAGGCATTCGGTGGCACCCGTCATCGTGATTTCAATCCGTTTCGACGCAGGCAGTACGCCGATTACTTCACCGGCCATATCGCGGCTTTTGGCGCTGACAGAACGGCGAACTGTGAAGGCATGGAGATTGAAGTCGGAGTAGATATTGTGAGTTTCCGCTGTATCGCTGTTGGATATCACTGCACGAGCGCCATACTGACGATGAGCATCGAGCAGGGTTGCAACCAGCGCGCGATGATCGTCCAGGATAAATGGCTTGCCGTAGGCTGTGAAATTGGCAGTTTTACTTGATGGAATGTACGGCGGATCGCAGTAAATCACGGAGTCTGGGCGGTTCTTTGCGGTGTACGGAATGGAAGAACAAAAGTCGCTACAAAGAAATAATGCTTGGGTGTCCCGCGCTTTTTCGGCGAACAGGCGCATTTCAGCTTCAGGGAAATATGGTTGCTTATATCGGCCAAATGGCACATTGAAACCACCGTCCGCATTCGTTCGATAGAGACCATTGAAGCAATGGCGGTTCAGGTACAAAAATGATGCGGCCCAGCGCGAAATCCAACCGCTCGCATCCTTGCAATCCCATGACATGTGGTTGAACATCTTGCGCTCTTCGTAATAGCTATATTCGTTATTACCATTTCTGAACAGGTTCTTAGCGATCGCTATCAACCGTTCCGTGTCATCTCTGAGTGCGAGAAAGAAATTGATCAACGCGCGATTACTGTCGCAGAGGATATATCGCTGATAGTCCGTATTCATAAATACGATACCGCTACCCACAAACGGCTCAATCAGACAATCGGCTTTCGGCAAGTGCTCCAGCAGCTGCGGCATAACGCGAGCTTTACCGCCCACCCATTTGATTGGTGATCTGATCATTATCTTTCCCTCATAACGATTCGAGGTGTGGGGAGGTCAGACGTTGCCAGATCTCGCAAACCTGTTCGGCGCGATAAACAGCATCTGTCAGCATGTAAGTCGCAGTAGAACAGCGCGGATGCGGGACGTATCCGGTAACGCCAGCGATATGAATCAATGTCGAGAGGTAACGAATGTCGAAAGACGGTAAAGACGGCCCAAGACCATGTCGGGAAAGAGCATACGCAAGCGCAGCAACGTCCGCTGAGTTGCCAGCAGACCAGCAAATGAGTTTTTCGTGTTTTGATGCCGTTGTCTTAATAAAATGGCAAGCGCCCCCAACAGCAGAGACCTCGCTACATGTTGCATTAATAACTTCGGCTCGCTGTTCAGCATCCCCCTTCATGAGCTGCAAAACCGCTTCCGGGAAAATACCGCCCACAGTTCTGATATCAATGGCTCGGTAATATTGCGGACCTATCTTCCCCGTTGATGGTTCAAAAAAAACGCACTCAATAGCAAACACTGGAGAATCAGGGGATTTCCCCAACACGCGAATATCTAACATGATGTTGTTCATAAGCTTTTATCCTCATTGATGATTAATTCGCGGTTGCTGATCCACCGCTCGACTGATGAATAAATTTCTTCCGGGGTAGCGCTTTCATTTTTCAAATGGCCGACAAAAATACGGAGCAAACCAAGAAGGTGAGCGCGTTCTCTTTTCCGTGCGTTGGTGCTGATTTCCACAAACTCCGGATCGCTTACTCCGCTCTCCAGTTTTATTGACTTGATCGACATAGCGACCTCCAGAAAAAGGTAAAACGAAGCCCGACAAAATAAATGACGTTATTTTTAGTGCTGATTAATTAATGGTTGGCGCGGGGTTTTCTTTTTACCTGTTTGAAAATTCTTTCATGCCAGTAATAAAGAAAATCAATAAATGTCATTCGCGCCCGTTCATGATTTCCGCGAATTGTTTTTTCCAGACCATAAATAATTAAATCAATTGATGGGCTGTCAGGTGCTACAACAATGCGCGCACCATTTTTTAAATTAACAGTGAACCCTTTCTCCGCGTTTTCCACTGCCTCGCGAATCAACATCTCCCGTTCCCACGATGTTTTATCTTCTGTGAACATATAAACCTCACGGTTTTCTCGGTGGCATGTCTGATTCAACAACATCCAGTTCAGCCACTCGTTTAGCAGCACACACCAGTTCGTTATCACTCAGGCCAAGAAGCGACTGAATCCGTATTAGTGCAAGTTCCGCCTTTGCCATTCTCACCCTTCGCGCTTTCTGAAATGCTAGCTGGTTCGCTTGCGAAATCTGGTGCGCTCCGATCAGACTCATTTGTAGCCACACATTTTAAAAAGGTTGAGCACAGCACTTAATAAACCATTATTTATTTTTTTCGTATAAATAAACGGTTTATTCATTTCTTTAATAAAACGAACCTTATTAGGTTCTGGCTTAAAGAAACGCCCGTCAGGAGTTTCAATCCATCCGCGAGTGCTCCTGTAATGCGTAACCTGACAGCCATGCTTTAACAGGCTGGCAAGTGATGGCGTGTTATCGTTCATAAAATGCCCTATTACAATTGTCTGCGTGCCTTGCGCTCAACTTCTTCACGTCGCGCCCTAAATTCAGATAATGCTTTTTCTTTTTTCTGCTTTATGTTTTTACAGTGCACTCTAATCAGGAACTGAATCAGGCTCAAAACAAGCACAGCAAAAATAAAAATCCCGATTGCCATTTCAAGTTTCATTTCTCCCACCATTTTTTAGTTTATCAATGGTTCGCATTGCATCTGCTAATGCAAAGTCTCTGCCGAAATAATTCCCGTCATTCAATACGCTATATGCGCGCTGCATAGTCCTGGAATTTTTAGGGCACATGTGAATAGTGAATCCCCGATACACATAACTATGTCGACTCAGTTGGATTAGCTGATTCATGATTTTCCTGTCAACTGTTTGCGATAGCATCCTTGAGCATGGCTATCATGTTTACTTCTACCTTGCCCCCTGATAACTCTTTAGGTCTGATAATTATCCTTCCATCACGAACCATTAACCGACATGTGTCGAATGGAATGCCTGTTATTCTGGAATACTCCTTGAGAGATACATAAGGAGCAGCAACATTCATATTGATGGTTACGCCCGTCATTTCTACCTCACACGCAAATATCAGTTACCAGATTGCGGCAAATGTGTGGCTTTCATGCACTCAAGCCCGCGCAAAAAAACGATGCGAACCATGTTTGAAGCAGATCGGCATTCAGCTTCTGCCATTGCTTCAATCTCAGTGCGCTCCTCAGGTGACAGACGTAGCGGTAAAGACCCTCCAGCTACGCTGTTTTTTGGCGTACGCGCCCGCTGTGTGTTTTGTACTTGTGTCATAGTGGTATATTGTGATCTGTTAAGTGTCTGTGATTTACATTCTGGTACTCAAACGAGTACCTGTCAAGGATTATTGAATGCAAACGAGTACAGGAGAGCGTCTCAAAGAGGAGCGCGTGCGCTTGGGGCTGAGTCAGGCTGCACTTGGTGAGATAGGTGGGGTTAGAAAACAAGCTCAGCTCAATTATGAGAAAGGAGAGCGAAATCCTGATTCTGCATACCTTTCCGCCATTGCTAAATTTGGTGCCGATATCCAGTTCATTGTGACAGGGATAAGATCAGCGGAGAGTCTTTCTTCAGATGAGAAAGAGTTGATCAGTCTATTTAGACAAGCCCCATTAGCAGTCAAAGCAGCAGCTCTTGCAGCATTAAGCGCCGGTAGTGCTGCTTCAGACTCAATCAATGTATCCGGTAATGGCAACCGTGTGGCTGGCAGGGATTTTAACGAAAACAAGAAGTAAGGATGTTTTATGACGGTTAATTCTTCTGGTGACCATAACCGCGCTGCAGCGCGTGATTTCAATGAAAACAAGATCCAGATAGATCAATTTGATGGACGTCACACAATTAATATTGCAATCCCCTCAGACTCGCAGGATGAACGGCCACTCGTCAAAGCTCAAAGAAAAGAACTCAATGCTCTTGTTGCAACAGTTTCTGAAGCTTCAAACTCTGAATCATATGAAATTTGGCAAAAATTGCATGCTGAAATTGGGGTGTCCAGCATTGAAGAAATGACCGTCAATCAGTATCAGACTGCAATTAGCTATCTACAGGCAATGGTCGAACGTAGTAAAGAAACGGATGCCAGTAGAGCCTTGGTAAGGCTCCTACTTCGAAACAGTGAAGATAATGAGCTACGGCAAAAGTTAATTCGATATTGTCATGTCAACTTCGGAACGGGCAGATTCAACGATCTGACTCGTCCTCAGCTTCAGATAGCTCTCTCGTGGCTTGACCAGTATACGCAAACTACTACTCAACAACCTTTCGAGGAAACAACTTCCCGACTTAGTTTCGTTACGTTATTACAAATTTATCCTAAAGAAGTCACTGTCTGTTTTATCGCTGGTGTCTTATTTGGTGCATTTATTTTTTAATCAACTACATACATAAGAGGTCTGGTATGAAGGAGCATTCTCGCTTTAACTACGTCAAAAACCGGGATAAGTCCTTTGCAAATCTTATTAGTATCATTGACGGCATACTCAGTGATGGGAACATTGACCAAAAAGAGATCCTTTACCTAGATACCTGGTTGCTTGAATCACAAGAAATCAGCGATAACTACTGTGTTAAAGCTATACGGCGCCGTATTTCTGATATTCTAGCTGATGGGGTGATTGATGAGGTGGAAATCAAATACTTAAAAGCTGACCTCATTAGAATTCAAAAAGAATTAATCGACCTTCCCTACTTAAAACTGGACTCCATAGAGTCTGATAGGCACCTACTGGAGGGATTATGTAAAGGAGTTTTAGCTAATACTCAGCTTAACGACTCTGAGATCAAATATCTCCGATGGTTTTTGTCTGTAAATAGTGCACTCAAAAGCAACTACCCAGGGAAAGAGTTATATACCCTTGTTGAAGAAATCCTACAGGATGGTCTCATAACCGAAGATGAAAGAGAACAGCTTAAAATCGCTTTGGTTTCGTTTACCGGGTGTGATTTAGACTCAGGTATTGTTGATGGACTTTCTACACAACTCCCTATCGATGCTATCGACTCCTTAAACCTCGATGGAGCCACTGTTTGCCTAACTGGTGAGTTTTTACATGGTAAACGCAGTATTTGTGCTGATGAGATTCGAATGCAAGGAGCCAATGTCGTTGATAACATCACACAGAAATTAGATTTCCTCATCATTGGCACTATGAGTTCAAAAGACTGGCGTTACAAATCACATGGACGAAAGATTGAAAAAGCTGTTGCATACCGAGATGAAAAAGGTATTCCGTTGAAGATAATTAGCGAAGAACAATGGAAGGATTTTTATAAATGAACATCCTTAAATTTCCTTTCATAAAATGGCTTTGGCTAGGCTCTCTATATGAGCATGATTATCGTGACGACTGTATCACCAAGTACACTTTTATTTCTTTTTTTCATAAGGTTAACAAATGGAACCTGTAGATCTCGATTTCATAGCTGATGGTCTAACTCTTGATGAGCTAGGTCGCAAACATCTCAATTTAATAATTCAAATTACGCCTGAGATATTTAGTAAGTTCCTCATTGCCAAATCGGCAAGAAGTGGATGTTTATCCTGTGGAAGTACGAGAATATTCGTACCACATACAGCGATTCATACTGATGATCCTGATTCAGAAGATTATAACGAAAATGACGATTTTATTTACGTTACCCCTCAGCACGTAGGGAACACTCCCTTTCGTATCTATACAGCACGATATGAGATTTGCTGTCAAAACTGCGGCTTTGTGGCACTGCATCAGGCCTATCCTGTAGTTAAATGGGCGATGAAGTTCGAGGGGGTTGTTGGTGAATCAGTCTAAAAATAAACCTGTTCATGGCGTTACTCAATTAAGACTGGTTCAGCCAAGTGAATCTGACGATACTAAGTATCATGAAGAGCCACATTATGGTGGCGGAAACGGCGGGGACGATGGTATGGACGATTTAAGAAGACGCGTAGAACGAACTGAAGAAAATATAGCGCAGATTAAAATTGACCTAGCCAAGCTCACCACGCGCTCAGAAGAATTCGCAACAAAAAGCGACTTATTGAGCCTCAGGGCAGAAATGAAAGATGGGATTTCTTCCTTAGGGGCTGAAATCTCTTCCGGAAAAGTTGAGCTGAAAAGCGAGACTTCTTCTGTGAGATCGGATCTACAAAAAGAAATGATCTCTATTCACAAAGAGATAGCAAATCAAACTAAATGGATTGCGGCCACTATGATCGGTACTACCAGTATCGCCTTAGCTATTGCCAAATACTTATTCGGTTAACATGACGATTCGAAAACTCCCCTCTGGCAAATGGCTTTGCCAATGCTTCCCATATGGCCGCGATGGAAAGCGAATACGCAAACAGTTTGCCACCAAAGGCGAGGCGCTCTCATTTGAACGCCGCACCATGAATAACGCATCCAGCCAAACGGTTAACGATAATGCGGTAACGCTCTCCGCGTTCGTTGAGCGCTGGTATGAAATGCATGGTAAAACGCTGACCTCAGGTGAAGAACGCAAAGTGAAGTTACTCGCCATCTGTAAGCGCTTAGGGGATCCACTCGCTGCTCATTTTGATAAAAACACTTTTGCTGTTTACCGGGAAAGACGTTTAAGCGGAGAGTGGAATCAGAAGGGAAAGAAGAAACTCAGCGAGGCAACTGTAAATCGGGAACAGTCTTACCTGCACGCTGTTTTTTCGGAAATGAAGCGGCTTGGAGAATGGGAAGGCGATAACCCACTATCCGGGATTAGGCAGTTTAAGGAAGGGGATCAGGAGCTTGCTTTTCTCTACGAAGAAGAGATTGGCCGGTTACTTGCCGCTTGTGATGAGTCAGTCAATAAGGATCTCGGCGTTATCGTAAGAATATGTCTGGCAACCGGAGCACGCTGGAGTGAAGCGCAGGAATTAAAACAATCGCAGATCTTGCCAGGTCGTCTCACATACACCCAGACCAAAAGCAAAAAAAACCGTACCGTGCCAATTTCCAACCAGTTACAAAATCTACTGCCTAAAAAACGCGGTACGCTGTTCTCCCCTGCTTACGAGGCTTTCAAGGCTGCGCTTGGCAGGGCAGGAATTAAGCTTCCAAAAGGGCAGCGCACCCACGTGTTACGTCATACCTTCGCCAGTCATTTCATGATGCGCGGCGGCAACATTCTGGTACTACAACAGATACTCGGTCACAGCACGATTATGATGACTATGCGATACGCACATTTTGCCCCAAACCATCTTGATGCTGCGGTAGCGCTTAACCCATTCGATAACCGTGAATAA